TATTTCTGCTCAGGAGTTGCATTCTTTGGCAAGTTACCTGACAAAGTTGAATAGTTATTTTTTACTAATTCCTTAAAAGTTTGTACTTCTTTTCTTGAATTAAAACTTTTAAGCCATTCCTTACTTTCATAAGCTTTCATATTTTTTGTTTCTTTTTTTAGTTCTTCTCCCGTTGGTGGTCGCCCTAAATAAGTTTCATATGCTGCTTTAACAGCATTTTCAGGTTTAAAAGTTTCTGGATTAAACCTAAAGCGGTAGTTATTATCTAAAATTTTAATTGCTTTCTTGCGATCACCTTTGTTTTCTGCCAGTATATTTTTATATGCGTCATACCACCCATTACCAGGTTCTGGCACTCGCCCATAAACGTCTAAAAATAACTGCGTAAATTCAGGATCATAATAAGTATTTACTTTAGCCATTATGCTGTTTTAAAGCTGTCATCAATTGATTCTACTTCATTTGAAAAGAAGCAGAATATTTGATGATTCATCCATTGTTTAATTTTTTCTAACTTATCAGCACAAAAAAATGTTTGTTTTGTATACCAGCTTTCCATATCTTGGCTTGCTTTATTAGCATTACAACGCCTACAGGCTGGCATTAAATTGTACCAATTAGAACAACCTGATTTGTATTTTGGAATAATATGATCTAATGAAGTGGCTGTATCACCACAGTATCCACATTTATGATCCCAGGCGTTATATATTCCTTCTCTAAATCGTTTCTTCGCAAGTTTAGGTCGTAGTTCAACAAGGAGGGCGAGTGGTTCGTTCTCCGTCCTGAACATAATATTCTTGCTACTAAACCAATTTTAATCTACATATGTTTACGTAAATACACACTGATTAAAACAAAATAAACAGCTTGACATTTCTTTGTCAAAGCCTATTTTAAATATGTAGCTCAAAGCGTTCCATGCTTTCCAAAAACTGGGTTCCTGTCCACAAGGCAGAAAAAATTCTTGAAATCAAGCGAGACGAACTTCATCGCATGCGTGATGATGGTACCTTCAAGCTTGGCAAGCATTATGGCGCAGGACCTCTTACGCGGTCAAGGGACACCTACTATTGGAATATTCCTTTAGTTGAAAAACAGTTAAACGCTATGCATAACACAGCTCAGAGTGCTGCTTAATAGGTGTGTAGTAAACTTTGCGAACCTTGTAAGCAAGGAGGAGGCCTTTAACATTTAAACCACACTTGCCTTCAAGGCAAGCGTTATTTAATTTTCTGGAGATGGGTAACCAGCGGCTCTTCGTTCTGGAGGGCTGCTTTTCTTTGAGTTGAAATAAAATAACCCACTGCGGATGCAGGGGTTTAAGGGGACGTTTTTTTGATGTGATGTTAATAGAGTTGTCGTCATTCCAAGTAAAAGCCTTAAGACTACTTGGTGTTTCTCCAAAAGTAGCTACCATGCCTAGAAGCCAACCAACATCTTCTAAGCCTGGTTGGGCCATGACAGAAAAGACTTCGTCAACAATGCGTGGATCACTAGGCAAATGCTGATGAATCATGGTATGTCTCGCTGGTTGTTAGCACTATAGACACAGGGCCAAACCAAACTGTTTGTCTCAAGCTTTTTATCAAGAAGGCTTATTGCTTCTTAATGAAGACATTATAAAGGATTAACCCATGTCAAGTCAAATTCAGTTCTATTGCCCTGGCTTCTCGCCTGATACTGGAATATATGGCTGATTATTTTTGTCATACATAATAAAATAATTCATATCAATAAACTCAGTAGGAACATTAAACAAACGTTGCATCATTGGCATCATCATTGGTGCTTGACAGTTATATGGTGGTACATCCATATAGCTGATGCCATGATAAACAACATTTTCAAAAGCCTTAGCTTGTTCTTTTTGTGTTTTTTCAATTAATTCATTCTCCCATTCCACCATTCCAGCGACTTGTGCAGGGAAGTCTGATGGTTCCGTAGGAAACTCTCCCTCCAAATATCTCATCGCATAAATATGTTTACAATATCTGTATTGATCTAATACATAAGTCCAGTTATCTGTAATGCTTGTAATTGCTAAGCCACTCTGTGTATAGTCACCATATCTAGGCATGCCTTCCGCAATTTGAGTAGGAGAAGGATTATCACCAAATCCCCTTCTATAAACAGATCCAAATTCACTGTAAACACCTGGTACATCTCGATATAGTGTTTTTGGGTCTCTTACATCTTTAGTAATGCCACTACTAGCGATACCTAACAACTGATAGCCACTAGGTGCAACTAAAGTCATTGTTCTATTTTGTACAATATCTTGATTTGCTGTTGTCATCGCTGCATTTAAACGATCACCGTTGTAATACATTTCTTCTGAACGACCTGGTTTTAAACTTGCAACATTATTTCTTGGAAATAAAGGCCGCTTGTATTTACCAACATTAGATAAATATGCATAATTTCTCCTAGTAAAATCTTGACAAGAACAACAAAATCGATCTCCATTTTGAAAAAACCTATCTTTATGAGGCGGTATTCTAGATGGAGTTACTAATACACCATCAATTGTTGCTTGTACAGAACCTAATTTTTCTAATTTTAAAATTCCTTGAAATTGATCAAGATCAGACAGAACAGCTTGAACAAAGCCATATCGAATATTAGTAGCTGGGTTCCTCGTATCTTTATTAATTGCTTCGCCAGAAACGGTTAAAATTTTATCTTCTAAAACGTCGCCATTAATTGGTTTAATGCCAAATGGCTGGCCAGAAAAAGTAACATATAAAGGTGGCGGTACAGGATTAATAAAACTAAATGTACCACTAAGTTGTATATACCAATAATTCTCATTGTCTTGCGGTAAACCTAAAAATAAAGTTGTTTTTGGAACCTCACCTGAGATCGCCAATGGGGTCCCAGGGCCTGATGGATTATCATCTAAACGATCAAAACGTAAATTACCAGCGAGGACGTGTCCTGCCCAATGCATACCAAGTTCTTTGTTTGCTGTGGGGAAACCTAAAAAAGCACCAGAAATTAATGGTTCACGGTTTCCTACTGCTCCACTAGATCCTGCTGTTGGGATCTCGTAAACAAAAGGATAACTAAATTCTGATAATGCTAAGTTAGAAGTTGCAAGTTCGTAGCCTCTTCTCCAGCGGGACCAGGAAGAGTTACGATCAATTGTGTAAAGAGAGTTTGGAATAGAACCGCCAAATTCTGCTGTAATAGGTTCTACTTTATAAGGTTTTATTTCAGCGACTTTACCAAAAGACTTGCCGCCAAAATTACCAAAGCTTCCTCCTGAGCGTTTGGGTTTTGACGCCATGATTAATCAATAGTAACCGCCTTGTGCAATAACATGTGCACCAGGAATTAAACCAGAAGTTGTGCTATAAACACCTTTTTGAAGAACACCGATATAAATACGATCACCGCGTTGAAGATTAATAGCGCGATTTTTAAGAGGAGCACCTTCTTCAATACCATTGATATTACCAGCAGACATAACAGGAGCTGATAATTCAGGCATTTCATTTGTACAATCAACAGCTGTCACATTGACATCCATTGTTTTAGTAAAGATTAAATGATAATCACCGTCAGCAGGAATCGGTACTGTAGTGCCACGGGTGTGGTAAACAGCAAAGGTTACAGCAGGAAGAACACCTGATTCAATTGCGGTATAAACAAAATTAGTACTGTAATCAATATCAACGTTGTAATTACCCGTAGCAGTAGTGCCTGTAAAGGTGTAATAGCCAACGTTTACAGCGCTAGCGAGAACACCTGAATTTTCAATATAAACAGTCTGGCCACTTACAACACCAATGTAGTTACCGGAAGAAGATGCATTAACAGTGTAATCAGGGCTAACAGCAACACTAGTGTTGTCACGCGTAATGCGAATTGAGTCAATAATTCCACCACTGTTGTTATCAGAAGATAGACTTGCATCCATGTCTACCAATAAAGCAGGGCTTTGTCCACCCTGAACAGTTAAGTCCGTTGCTGTACCAACAATTTGGTTGGTAAGCCTTGATCGTGCAATAAGAGGACGATCGATAAAAACAGGTTGTTTGTTGGTATTAGTTGCGCTCATTTTAGGAATCGATTATACAGACCAAGCGGATTTAAATATCCGGATCCTCTTTGAATCATACTATTCATCATAGCAGTAATAGGATCTTTTCTGTTTAATGCTTGATTCATCAAAGAACCAATTAAACCATCTACAAAATTCTTTTCTTTCTTTTGTTTAGTTTCAGTGCCATCACCAATGTAATTATTAATAACGATATTTCCAGTAGGATTGGTTGAACTTGTGTTGGTGTAGCCACCAGCTACTGTTCCATCCGGCACATCTGCAGCATAAGCGGCATTAGAAGAAGGAAGAGGCCCTGCCCCTTGGAACACCTGCACCCCTTTTTCGTATAAATCTTCACTTAAAGGATTAAAGAAAAAATTACCTTGTGGTTCATACATCATATCTCCTCCTGCTCGCACATTACCTGGCTTTCTATTTCCAAGGAGTTCTTGTCCACGGAAGGATTGAGATCCTTGTGATTTTTGAAACGCTGCTCCAACTCTTGAAGGATCTTCTGCAATATTAATTAAACGTTGAAAAGCTTCAGGAGAAAAACCACGGACATTTCGTTGACTAATTTGTTCCGGTGTATAAGGATCGTTAGCTATATATTGTGAAGGACTCTTGGCAATATCAACCATATTAGTGCCGCCCCAGTTACCAGCTAAGCGCCTGGCAAGTAAATTTTGTGCCACACCAGCGATGTCTCCTCCTTGTCCTCCTTGGAATGCTTCACCAGCAATGGTGTTGTAATAAGCATTAGTTTCTGCTGGACTTAAACCAAATAGCTGGGATACGGTAGGCATTAGATGGCTCCTTTACTTAAATAGTCTTTTAAGAATTCTTCTACTCTTTGACTAGATTGATCAAGACGTTTAACATTTGCATCTTCTTCTGCTGCAAATAATTCTGCTTGACTATCTTTAGCGGTCATAGCAACAGGAACTTGAATACCTTGTTGAACAACAAAGTTTTCAGGTGTCTTTTGATAACGCTCAGGGAACGTTGCTGCCATTAAAGGATTATAAGATTCGCGATAAAACTGTGAATATTTAGCTTGATTAATAGCTAAACCAAGATCACGAACTTTATTCATTGCTTCTTGTGAATCTGCTGCTTGACGCCCCTGGCCATAAATAGAGAGACTATAAGCATAAGGATCAACAGGAGCCACTTGTTCAGAGGAAGGAGGAAGATCAGTGTTCTGAGGATTAGCAGTTGGCACGGTGCTTCCGTCTGCTACTGGAGGATTATAAGTTGGGACAATAATTTCATCTACTTCTGGGGTATAAGGTTTAGCATTTGGATCCCAGCCGTTTATTGTCCAGGCTCCGGTCCCCTGTCTGCTGCCTGCAGAAGAAATTGGAGGACCTGCCTTTGTAACTAACGTAGGTTTATTAGTAGTTGGATCAATTTGTAAATCTAAGTAGCCGCCGGGTTTTGTTGTCTCTTTTCTTTGCCGTGGATAAAAAGCATCAAAAAGTTCTTCGCTAACAGTGTTACCAGCCAGGTATCCTCCTATAGCAGCAGCACCAGCCCCTGGTCCTGTAGGAAGACCTAAAAGACCCGCTCCTGCAGCACCTAAAGTACCACCGGCTATACCTACCACACCTCTTAATCCTGTACGTAAAGGATCACCGCCTGTTTGACTTGCGTTATATACATCGTTGGCAATAAGACCTGCATTAACAACAGCACTTAATGGACCAACTTTTACACCTTTAAGGCCTTTAGCACCAGAGGTAGCCTGCCGAAGGGGAGCATTGCCAACAATTCTTTCAGTGCCTGTGGCCCTTGGTCGACCAATAGGAGGTGCAGTGGAAGCTCCTTGCCCCCAAGGTGAAAAGTTTACTGGTGCTCTTCCAGCAGATGGCCTAGGTGTATTTGCTCTACGAATATCGCTACTCATTTGTGGAATAGGCGATTGACGCGTTAAACCATAATCAGTTGCATAAGGAGTACCTGGAAATGGAGATTGAGGCCTAACACTGTAATTAATACGGGGTCGAGTTGAGCCTGGAGCGCGTAATTCACCTGTAGGACCTTGACTGCCTGTAAAACTTGTTGGGCCCTTTTGCAGGCTCGATTGCCTTTGTAGATATTGTTGAACCCGATTACGAGCAGCTTCTTTTTCTGCTCCTAAAGGCATATTTTCAATACGATTTAATTCACCAATAATATTGGTGTTTACATTTTGAAATCCAGCACCTTGAAGATTGGGAGGTATATTACGTTGCAGTACCTGAGCTGCTTGTTTTTGTATTTTTTCGTAAGAACTTGTCCCAATAGGATCAACTGGAACGCTGACAGGAACACCTCTTGAGCGTAACCAATTGTCAAATAAAGAATCCATGATCAACGATAGTTAAGGTGAAGGTAAATATTGGCTCCTACTGCAGTGTCAGCTGGGCCTGGTAATGCCTGAATGAATTCAGCGCCAGAGCGCTCATAACGGTAACGTGCTTGGAAAGGATCTTTGTAGTTAGGAACATAAAGAATATGTGCAAGACGATTTGTCTCATACAAATAAACTTCGTCCCATACTTTCAAAGATTCTTTGACATTACTAGAACGAATCGTACGGTCAACGTCACCAACAATGCCTTCAATTCGCGTGCTAGGAGGCTGGAAACCATCCTCATAAGAAGCAAGTTGTGTTTTGCGTTCAGCAGCATCACAACGTCCAATCTGATAAACAAGTTTATCGTGGAAAACTGAATCCGGAACGGAATTCATTGCTTCCTCTAGACGCGCATAGTCCCCCGCCGGAACACTAACAACATAGTATCCCAGGTGGTATCTAATACGGCTTTTATTGAATTCAGATAACTGCACAACGCCCCGTCATTATTTGTTTATTATAATCTGCTTAATTATTTATAAAATAAAAGCCCCGAAGGGCTATTTGTTAAACACGAATTAAATCTGCTGCAAATACATTTTCCCAATCAACACGTGGAATCTTTTTCAACTGCTCTAAGTTATTAAAGCGTTCTCCAGATAATGACATCTGTAAATCTTTAATTTCTTTTGCAGTTTTAATTCCCACGCCTTTAATGTGATCGGCAATCATTTGTGCTGTTGCAGTATTAATATTTAACCGCGTTTCAGTAGGGAATTTACGAGGTTCATCGCCTTTAGCTGCATCTTTTACCTGAAGGGTTTTAACCTTCTTGGTTGCTGGCTCGTCAGGTTCAATTTCTGTTTTGTACACGGTATAAATACGACCGTCTTGGTCTTCTACCATGTACCAATCACCTTCATCCCATTCGGAGACAACTTTGATTCGAGCTCCGTTTTTCTTATGTCGATAAAGCATAAAGGACCAGTGTATTAATCACTGGTCCCATATTACTCTAATTAATGATCAATAACTAAATTGATCAAGAAACAGTGCGATAAGGCAAGTATTGCTCCATGTCGTCATACTCAACAGCCACATCGGGACGGATAAAGCAGACTTCGCAAAGGATGTAACCGGTGCGACCAGCGTCTTTATCAGCATCAGAGATTGCCCAACCACCGTTAGTAGAGGTGGAGTTAGTGGCAGCCTTGGAGTAAACGCGGAAGGTGGTATCAGTGGTGTACTCCTTATACAGCATTGGAGCCGTTAAGGTAGTAGCAGTCTGGAAGGGGTTAGCGCCCAGGCCAGCAGCACCAGCTGCGATGTTGTTAGAGGTAGCGGTCAGGTTTGCACCCTGGACAACACCAGAGAAGCTAACAGGAGCACTAGCAGTACCAGGACCAAAACCGATGACTTGAGTAGCACCAGAGGTGGTCAGGCCGTCTTCAGCAACGCGACCATCGTCCCAGCCAGAGGCCACGGAAATAGCAGCGCGATACACATAAGCAGGACGAGCACTATCAGCGGTAAGAGTCATACCGGTGATGTTGGTGCGGGTGTCGTCATTCTTATAAGGGGAAGGAATGATGACATCAGCAACGGTGGTATAGCCGTCACCAGTAGCAGTGGTAACAGGCACATAACCACGCAGTTGATAAAACTGCCAGCCAGGGTTGGCCAGAACCGAAGTCGGGCCACCCTTTGAAGCATCGTTGCTGCCACTATCGTTGGTGTCAATATTTTTGTACCAACCATTCAGGGGCTCAGTCATGTCCCCTGGATAGATTTTCTTAGCAGATAAGTATGCCATTTACTTTCTCAATAGAGGTTTACTTTTATTTTTTATCAGATATCGCCGTCATCTTGAACGAAGCTAAATGCAGTCGTGATGAAGTCCTTATTCAGAATTTCGAAACCAGCATAGAGCTGCCAGATAAGAATGATGAACCGGCTAAAGTCATCGTTGTTATTGATGAGCACCTGAGCATTGGGGCCGCCAATACCAACACCAACGGACTGAGGACCGAAGAAGTAACCTTGAGCAACTTCCTGAGAAGAGTAGGTGCTACCAGCATCAAACGAAGCAGTAACATTCTTGGTGGGGAAGTTAGTCGACTCGAAGAACTTAACGCCTTCAAACTGAACGCCAGTAGGCATCACAGGTTCACCAGCCAGGAAATAACCTTGTCCAGCCTGGGGACCCATATAGAAGCTGGAGTTGTTAGGCATCATGGGGTTGCCCATGTACATGCCTTGACCAGGATTACCAGAGTAACGAGCGATTTCGCGGAAGTCAGGATCACGACGCAGATGCATCATGAAGACGGGATCGCAAATACAACGATACAGACCGTCAGCGAAGGTAGGAACGTTGCGCTTACGCAGATCCTTGACGACTTCTAAAAGGTCAGTGCGAACAGAGAACTGTTGAACTTGAGCGCCATATTCAGCAACGGTGTAAGACACGCGGCCGCTAGAATCCTTGGCTTTATCGCCAGCAAAATAGTAACCACCTTGAGTAGAAGAGGCTTGACCATTTGCTTCTGCTTTGGCGAGTTCATCAATGAACACGCGGTCACGCCAACGACGATAATCGTCTAACAGGGTCAGAGAGCCGATGCTCTGATGGAACATGTTCAGGTTGCCGGTATCAAGCAGCAAACGCTGAGCAGTAATCAGAGTTTCACGAGCAATCTTAAAGGTAGAAGGCTGAGTAGGATCACCCGGATCTGCAGGGCCGGTGTACTCTTTCAGCACAACAAGCACCTTCTCCTTGGTGATGTTGCGGCTGTTAGCAGTACCAATCGTTTGATCAGAGATACGCTCACGGCTATCCTTGGTGCCGGGCGATCCCCAGAATTTATAACGATCAAGCTGAACCGTTTGGCCAGGTTGAGAAGTGAAGTCGTGGACAACCACGGGCTCAACCGCCATCTCGCAAATGTAAGCAGGATGCGGACGGTAAAGCTCCGCACCTAAAATCTTAGGAAAATCGTTGTCTAAGAACACTTTCTTTTATCCTCCAGTGTCGCCGGATTAGTTTGTCAGATTAAAGATCGGACAAAAGTCCTATCTAATGAAAATTTTAGCAGTCTTAAATATTAAGTACTACTTAATACATACGCATAGCAGGCATTTGCATGCTCATACGTGAATTGGATGTGTTACTGGAACCAGGGGCTTCTGGATCAATGGCAAGACCAGCCATGTTACCTACTGCACTAATAGCTTGACCTGCAGCCATACCACCAAGACCGGCAGCAGCAGCACTAGCAGGAACTAAACCAACGGCAGCGGCTTTAGCCATGCCACGTTCAGTGGCCTGTTGGGCCATCTGAGGAATCATTTCAGCTGTATTTAACAATGCAGACTGACGCATTCCTCCGTCACGCATTGTTGCAGCTGATTCAAGTAAAGCATCCGAGGCATTCGCTGCTTTAGTTTGTAAACCAGCAACTAATCCTGGAGCATACTTACCAGCCAATTCCCTAGCTGCAAGTAGGCCAGCAGCACCGCCAAGGGTGCCAGCAACGCCAGCACCCAAAGAAGCAATAGGATCTTCGCCTTCTCCAGCGGCT